GGATTAGCCTCGACAGCCGCGTCAACGCGGGTCTTGATGCCGGAAGGCTGGCCGGTTGCGCCGGTGCCCAGCAACGCGCCAACCTGTGCCGCGCGCGCCGTGCCCTGGGTGAGGTCATCCATCACCAGGCCGTCAATGGCCGGGGTGGATTGAATCAACGCCTGGCGGCTCATATCGCTGTACGCGCCAACCGTCCGCGGGGTCAGGGTCAACTGTTCCAGCGTCATCTCGCTGTTGGGAACCGCGACTTCGCCATTCGTCCAGCCAGCCGTCGCCTTGCCAGACTTGCGCGGAATCTTCACGTCGCCTTGCAGCCCGGTCAGGAGGGTAGCACCGGCCTTGACGACAACCAGAGCGTCCCGCAGCACGTCGATGAACATCTGCGGCATGAGATTCTGCGACACAACGGAAGCAGCAACGCCGCCGCCTTGGGCCTGAATCTCGCGCCGAATGTTCATCGGGATCATGGCGCCGCGCGGGGCGTAGTTCTCGAATCCGGGGACGGACCGCATGACGCGCAGCATTTCCTGCTGGGTCTCGCGCTCCAGGCCGAAATCGGTCTTGCCGTGCCCGATGATAGCCAGTTCGGACTGCGGCAGGTTCATCAGCATCGCGCGGCGAAGGTTGAACTTAGTCGCCAACTCCTCGGGCGCGAACCCGGACGCGGCATCCGCGATCTGCTCACGCTGCACCTTGCCGGTCGCCAGCGCCTCGGTCGTGACAACGGACCGCTTGACGTACTTCTGCAACGTCTCGCGCATGATGGCCGGGAGGTCGGTCTCGCCCTTGGCGATTTTCTCCAGCCAGCCGTCCGCAACGTCCTTGGGGACGGTGAAGTCGCGCACGATGGCATGGACTTCGTTCGACAACTTGAATGCATCGGCGCGTTGTTCGGCGGCGATTTGCTCGGGAGTCTTTTCCATGGTCTTGCTCCGCACCACTGCCGGAGCCTCGATGGGCTTGGCGGGTGCAACGGGTTCTGTTTCAACTTTCGCAGGAGGCTTCGCGGACTGCCCCTCGGCAGTGCGATTTGTCCCGACGTTTGGATCGGCAGGCGTGGCAACCGCCAGCGCAGCCGCGAGAGGCGTCCAAGATGCGCACCGTACCACCGGAACGCCGTTCTTTTCGCCCGTGATCGACAGGGCGTCGGGGGAGTAGTCAGCTTCCAGACTGACATCATCCCGGACCCCGTTCTCGTAGTCAGCGCGCAGCACTTGCGCACGTTCCGACACACTCCAATTCAAAGCGGTTCCGCCCAGTTTTCCAGCGCGGATGGTGACGTTTTCCAATTTGGCGCATTGGTCGCCGCCGTGGCCATCACGCAAATTGATACCGCGATCCATGCGGGTCATGTCGATTGCGCCTGGCGAATGAGAAAGGACGACATATGCCCGCTGCCAGTTGCCATTTAGATACACCCAGTCCATGCATGGCGTTTCACTCGACACGCTGAACCAACCCTCGGTTTTGCCGGGAGCGATTTCACGCGCCATGCGGAATGAACCGGAGAACCGGGCAAACTTCTTGCCGTCGCGTTCGATCAGTTCGCGGGTGCATTTCGGATCTTCAGGTTTCTTTTCCATGACTGCTACTCCTTCGCGTTAGACGGCGATTGCGCGTTTCCCTGTTTCGGTGTTTCTTTCGGTATGGGTGCCGCAGCCCCGGCCTTTGGCGCGTTGCGGTCGCCGACCGCCGTGCCCTTGGCAACCCGGTCGTTTTCCCGCGTCTTTTCAACGTTCTCCGCGAAAGTCCCGTAAGGCATTTCGGCGGCATAGTCTTCGTCCGATGCCCACCCGCGCCGCACAGCGGTTTCCATGAGCGGCACCTCGTTAGACGGATCAGCCAACGGCCAACGGTGGCCGCGCCAAACGTCGGATGACCGAAAACGCTCGATTTTGGAATATGGCAACGGAATCTTGCCGGACAGCATTGCCATTGCCAGCCATCCGCGCGGGCGTCGAAACACGGGCCGGAGAATAGTGTCGATGATTCCCTGTTGCCCGACCTTCCAACCCTCGCGCTGTTCGGCCTCGGCCAATCGTCCGGCACTCCAGTTGATTGACCCGAAATCGTTGAAAAGGTTGTGAAACGCGCTTCCTGAACCGCTGGCGATCATCCGACCCAGCGTTGTGTTGAACAACGCCTGGTTGGGATTCGGCGCGGTTGTGGGGGCTTCGTTGTACCGGAATCCTTTCGGAACAAGGCGATCCTCTCCGGGTTCGATGTTCTGCCGGAATTGCGCCCGACCTTCTTCGGTGGAAATGTCCGCTACATCCTCGGGGTTTCCGCCAGGCCATGCGGGGTCTTGCGAATAACTCCCAGTCGCGTATGCCTGACGACGCGCCTTTATCAGTTCGGCCTCGTTATACTGGTGCAGCATCTTCACCGTTCGCAGGATGCAGGCAATGATGGGAAACCCTCGGTGCTGGTCTTCATAGTCTTCATCATACCGATGGCAAATCAGGCTCGCGTCAACTCGATACATTTGCCCAGTCCAGATGCCGGTCGGCTGCATCGTCGGGAAAAACCAGTAGCCAGCGCACCGCCCGAAAGAATCCACCTCAACGCCGTTGAATACTTCGTTTCCGTTTGCCAGCGTAGCGCAGTACCGGACTGCGAGGGAGTCAGGTCGGATGCGGCGAAGTGAGAAAGAAAACGGGTTACCGTTTCCCTGGTCGCCGGGACACATTTCGATAATGGCTTCGCCTTCCCGCACATAGTCAGAATCGGCAAGGGCAAGCAGGACCGCCAACGTTTTGCGCCCCTTGGCGTCTGTCCACTCCGGGGACTCTGCCCACAGTTTCCACGCCCGCTGAATGATCCCGTTTGCCATCGCATCGGGAATCTTGCCGTAGTGCTTGCTTCCGTCTTCCCCCTTGACCATGCCCCAGTCGGCAACGTCCATCATCAACCGGAAGCCCTCGGCGCCGATGATGTTGTTCCGCCTCTGTTCCACGATCTTATGCAGGATGGGGTCGTTCTTCTCCATCTCCCGCGCTCGGTTGCGCACGATCTGCAATTCTGCGATGATGTTCCACGCGCTGTTGCCCCAGTCGCCATACCATCCCTCGGTGTGCCGGTCGGACTTTGCGGCCTCATGCATACGGGAAATGTTGCCTGATGGGATTCCGAAAAAGTGCGGTTGCGCCTTTGGGGACCGGAGAACGGAAAGCACGTCGGAACTGTCCGCGTACCGATTCACGGAATGCAGACAGTCGGCCAGCGACGGACCGAAGCTCGGCATGACCTGTATCGCAGTTTCCGTCATGGGTAAATACTCCCTGGCGGGTAAACGCCCATGTACGGGGAAGCCAAGCGGCGGTCTTCCGATGCGTGCTGCTGAATGGCATACGCCGGACCTTTGCCGCCTGCCCGCGCCAACTCTGTTGCAACAATCTGCTTGAACCGGTATTGCAGCTTGAGCATTTCGTCAATGCCACGGTCTTTGAGCCAGTAGCGCAACTGGATACCATCCACACTCACGGTCAACTGGTCATCCGCTGCCGCGCCCAAAATCACGGCGTTGACTGCTGCTAGGATTGCCATTGCCGGTGTCGCGTGGCTCGGGTTGGGAAGGACGGTTATGCTTCCGTTCTCTGCAACAATTTTCGTATCGCCCTTGGTCAACCAGACGACATATGCGTAAGGACCGCCCACCCAGGCGTCCGTCGTTGTGGCCGGGACCGTAACGGTAAATGAGTCAGCCGCTGCCCCGGTAGTTACGGCGATGGTTCCCGCGACGCCGGTTTCGCACATGAAAACTATTGACGCCGCCCAACCGTCCGCGCGGGAGTAGTTCGGGTAGGCAATTTCGGCGGAAAGGCTCTGCCCCGCTTGGATTCGGCATCCGGGGAGTAGGTCTGCAAATCGCATTTACGCCCCCTTTGCGACGTGCGCCGAAAGGAAGTTGTCCAGCCCGGTCAACGCGATCTGCTGCTGCCAGCCGGAGATTTCGCGCCGGTGTTCGGCTTCTTCCTTGCCGATGGTCAGCGCGAGAAGGTTCGTGGTGCCGTCCCCGGCGTCCGCTGCGGCTTTGGCGAGTGCGGCATAGTCTTCAATCGCCCGGTCCTCGGCGGATCCGTCAAACCCGATTGCTGCAGCAAGGTCTCCGGGCGCGAGGTCGATCTGCCCAACGGTTGCGGCGGGGAGTGATTCCAGTTCGATCAGCCGGGCGATCAGCATGGATGCGTGTTTGCGCTCGTCTTCGCCTCGGTCGTCAATGGCGGCGGCGATCCTGAATATCCCG